GATGACGTCGACGTCGATGCGAAGATCCCAAGAGCGGGATTCGCAATCCTTGAAACTGGGCATGGTCGAGTTGCCTTCGTTGGGATTGAGGTTAGCGGACAAAACGGATCGCTCGGATGGTGCTCCGGACGATCGTGAATTGGGTAACGTTGTAATCGTCGTGCTTGAATCGCTTGGCTGGATCCGAGTAGACCCAGGAAGCGACCACGATGTGATTCTTGTCCTGGGAAATCACACGGCCGTAGACCGTGAATTCCAAGGGCCCTTGCGACGATTCCCCATGGTCTAGGAAATCGATCGCGACTTCGTTGCCTCTGCGGACTTTCGGAAGTGGCATGGCCGACTCCGCTTGGATGGAACGATCAGTGATTCAAACGAACTAGGCCGACGGTGCGACGATCAACCAGGCTGGATCGATTAGCGCGGCTGGCGAACCGATCTTGATTCGGGACAGTGCGACAACGATGTTGACCACCATGCCGTCCTCGAGGGGCTGATCGATTGGGAATTCCATGATCTCCCCGGGCATGGTCAATCCTTGCGTGCCAGACGGACCAGGGGTCGCAATGGTGTTGTCCAATACGGCCCAGTGCCAAATCGTGTTGTTCAAAAAGGCCTGACGCATCGCGGTGAAAACTGCGTCGTCCGGATCGCCGTTGTATTGGTACCCGAAACTGATCTCGGCGGTTTTGGCTCCGGAGATCTGTGCTTTCCACTGGCTCGCTCGGCTCGTGATGTCGATGCGGGTTTTATTGAGCGTAACATTGAGGTCTTTGACTTCGGTCACGAGCGTCGGAGCCGTGGCATTGAAGACAGCCGCGGGAGTGACCTGGTAGTAAAGCTTGCACTCGATGCCTGCGCGTGGTCCCTTGTTCGGCATGATTCTCTCTTTCGGTTAGGATCGGTTCTTGAAGTACGCGGTGATCACGCTGCGGAAAGCACCGTGTCGCTCCAGTGCGTCGATGTCGTACAGGCTGACTTCGGACCTCGACCACACTCCCCCGACGATCGTGGCCGTGGCCAGTGCTTCGTCGAGCTCGTGAGTCAGGTCCAACAGTTGTGCGAATCGCTCGGAGTCTTTGGCCGCTGTCTGGATGACGGCGATCTGGACCCCGAACTCAAACTCCCGCGTAGAGCGGGAAATCTTGGTCGATGTGTTTTGCCTCGGTGCGACGACGATCCGGAGACCTTTCAGGTCTGCGACTTCGAACCGTGGCAAGTAATCGACTTTGAACGTATCGTCATCGATCGCGGAATTGGTTTCCGGATCGACGACTGCGGCGGCTGCGAGCGCTTCGACAACTTCGGCGAGTAGTTGACGAATCGGGCTCATTGCTGCTTCGTGTGGATCCGGATTAGGTTTTCGCCAGGGTCGGCAAATCGCCAGACTGGCTGGCCAGTCATCGAGCGAACGATGTAGGTCTTGCCAGCGTCGGTGATTCGGTCCCCGTCTTCTGGGTCGTCATCGAACGGCCATTCGGTCTTGGCTACTAAGTAGTCTCGACTGACGGTCCGATGGATGAGCCCTTCGGTGTCTGAGGCTTCGAAGGGAGTCGATCCCCGCGTGGCCTTGATTGGTTTCTGGATCTTGCGTTTGATGTACGTGACATCAACCGCAGTGTGTTTGGTCATCGATTCAGCGAGGTGAGCGGTCCCAGTCTCAAGCATCCCCATGGGCTATTCCTTTGGGGCCTTGGGTGGCTTGGGTGGGACCAGCACGAACACTTTGACCGACGTATGGGCGGCTGCATCCTTGAGCTTCTGGACTGCCTCATCGCCCATGGCTTTGAGGAATTCCTTGGCCCAACTGACGGAAGCTTTCCCAGGTTGCAAGGCGAGAGTGAACCCGCTTCGAGTGATTTTCGACTTGCCGGACTTGCGAAGCTCGGCTTCGAGTTGTTCTTCGATCTGGCCTTGCCGATCTTTGATGGTTGTAAGTTCTCGCTGCATGGCGGATCGCCTTGCTTCGAGATCGGACCATTCTTTAAGATCGGCTTCTTTGATGGCCATGGTGGTTGGTTAGACTGCGGCTCGGTTCAGGTCGACATCAACCGTCAATGCTCCGTCCGCACCAGCGGCAGCGGTGCGACCGAGCAGGATGTTTCCTGCGTCAGCAGCGCCCGACGCCTTTGCGGTGACGAGCTGCGTTGCAGTGGCGATCTGAACTCGGGCTCCAGCAGCGAGCACGGTGCCCGATGCCTTGTCGCAAGTCACGATTCCAACGACGCGAGCGTTGCCAACCTTGCCGGACTTCACGCCGGCGAGGCCTTCGACGATCCCGGCCAGGCCGTCAGCGGTCTGGACGATGGCTCCGTTGACAGTGTCAGCACTGGCGGTGAATCGGCGAAAGTCGGTTTCTTGCTTGAAAGTTGCCATGGTTTCTTTGTTGTGTAGTGAGAAGTGCGGTAACTGAGGACTTAGCTCTGGGAGCGACTTGCTCGTCGAGCGGGTTTGGTCGGCTTGGGTGGCGCTTCGACCACGACAGGCTGCTCGGCTGGTTGCTCCGATGGCTGCTCGTCTTGTGGTTCGTCCGATTCGTCGGATTCGTCTTGCTCTGGATCTTCGCTGGGAGGATCAGACTCGACAGGCTCTTGGGATGCCTTGGAAGGCTTGGACGATTTGACCTCTACGCCCCAGCCTCGCTGGATGATGCAGTTGGCACTGATGGCAGTACCGTCAGTTTCAATCACGCCTTGGAGCGTTTTACCGTCAAAAACCACAGGCTGAAAAAGTCGGATAAGCATGGGATTGGTCGAGAGTTGAAGGGGGAGAAACAACAGCAGAGCCGAAACTCTGCCGAAAGGAATCGATCACTAGCCCACGGTCGGGCCGCAAAGACTAGGCCTGGAAGCGTTGCATCGCTCGGTAGTCGAGCGCGTTGGCTCCGATGTAATGCTTGACGTCGATGACTACGCCAAACTCACCGCCGACGAGAGTATCGGTGCGAACCACAGGAACTCGGCCAGCACCTTGGAGGTAGTTGACCTCGATGGTACGTCCGTACTTGGAAACACCGTAGTACATGGTGTCCGAACCTGCGATCGCTTGCTCGGTGACTGGGTGAACCAATCCATTCGAGAATCGAGCGTCGGTGACAGGGGTGATGCCATGCCTCTTGATCGGGTTGATGTCACCGGACCCGCTGTCGTTCGACAGGTTGGCCGAGTAGCAGAGCTGCACCGCCAAGTCCATCAAATCAGGTGGCACAATCAGGTGCGTCAATTTGAGGTTAAGCGTCGCGTCGCCGTCTTTGACTTTCAGCAAACGTGCGATCATTTCACTCAGGGTTGCGCGAGCCAAGGCCTTGCCCGTCGCACTGTTGCCGTCGGTCGTGTTGAACAAAGCGCGAGCGGTTTGCTTCAAGGTCGGATTGCTCATCAGCAAGGCGGCGACCAAGTCAGGACGCAGACGCCCGGCGGCTTGACCGAAGTCTTTCGGGGTGTCCTTGAGCTTCGAGAAGTTGTCGCCAAGCATGTCGGCCTCGTCGATCTTCAATTGCTCGGAAAATCGTCCGACCTGAGCTATCTCCGAAAGAACACGGCGACTTGCATGCTGAGCCTTGCCACCGACTGGGTGATGCTTAAGATTCCCAATGGCTTGCATCCGGTTGTTGTTGTGCTCTTCCAAGTCTGGTTTTTCGTCTTCACTGCAAATCCCCTGCGAGAAGTCTTCGACTTCGGCGTAGGATTCCAGCATTTTCGCACCGAGGGTTGCACCGAACAAAGCAGCGACAGTGCCCGAGGAAAAAGAGGCGTGAAGCATATCGACGCGGTTAGATGGAACATCGATTCCGCGAGCTTGAAGACCTAGACCACAGTACTCCATGAGGGTCAAGTCGCGGTACTGGTAGGCAGCTTCCATCGTTTGCTGGCGAATGGAGTCGTTGATGCCAGCCTTGAGGAACCCTGGAAGCTTGGCTTTAACGTCGCGATTTTCGAGCGTTGCTGAATCGAGCTTCATTTCAGCTCGCAACATGATGCCACCTTGGAGTGCTCCTAGGTCGATCGAGCTGCGGCTTGCTCGAGAGTGGATCACGGGGCCTCGTGGGCGAGAGTCGCGGGTGGCTTCCAGGTCTTGGTGTCGGCGAGCGAGCAATTCGGTTTGGTCACCGGTGAGGCCTTGCTCGATCGCATGGGCCGCCAGGTCGACATTCTTGCCACCAACCATGACGATTGGATTGCCGAACTTGGCACAGAGCGTGGTGACTTCGCCGACCCGCTTGGTTTCGGCGGCCATCTGCGATCGGTAGGCGGTCAGATCCAAGGTGCTAGCAGCGGTCAGATCGGGCGAGGCAGAAGAAGCAGCAGCGGTCGCAGGCTTGGCCATGTGTGGCTCCATGGGTTTGTTAGGGTCGGCGGCAGAAGCGTCAGGAGGTTGCGAACCCGCACCAGCGTCCGTGCTGGCAGGGTCCGCAGAGGATTCGAGGCTCTCGGCGTAGGAGACTTTCAGAGCGTTGACGGCCTCGGGAGTAAGAGTCGCAGGATCGAGTCCGAGGGTCTTGCAGTAGTCTTCGAAGGTTGGCATGTTTGATGTGGCCGAAGCGGCAATAGAGACAGAGGATTCTGGGTCTCCTGGAATCGTTACCAAGGAGACTTCTTTGAGTTGCGATCGCTTGACGACGAGGACAGGACCATCGAAAGTGCGTCCATTGCACTGGAGGGTCTGACCTTGAGGACTCGTGGAGTA